GTGTTTAAAATAACATCAGCAACGAAGATTAAATCGTTAGGGATGTGTAATGATACTGCTCCTGCTCCAATCAAAATGCCTCTATCATCTTTAGTTTTTTGAATCTGTATTAAAGATGTTTCAAGTACAGTTTGAGATAAGTCAGCATTTGTACCATTGTTTGCTTTATTGCTTTGAGTTCCACCAACAACTGTTGGGTGAGCTGTACTAATGAATGCTTGACCATCACCGATAGCATCAGCACCAGCAGTAAAAGCATTATTGAAAACTGAAGCAGCTTTCTGTTGCTTTGTATTTGCCATTGCTCTAGCTAATCCTCTTGCTCTT